AAGAGAGAGGGAAGAGGGGAGGGATATCGTGTTTTCTGTAAAGTTGGTGACTACGCCGACATAAACATGTTTATCATTAGACCGTGCCAAGGCGATATCTCCATCTCTAAGATAACCGTATTTAGTTCTTAACGTAGCAACGGTCGGTAAATCGTCTACGGACTTCTCCACAGTTTTACCATTGAATAACATTGTGCCAGTCTTAATGGAATTTGAAGTCTTATTTTCAGGTTTTAAAAACAATGACTTTAAACATTCGATGTTCTCTGGTGTCACCTCAAGTTTTAATTTTAGTGTTCCCATAGAGTCATTTTTGGTTTTCATTTGATATCTCCTGTTGGTTCATCTGTTTTCAACAAGTAAATTGTAACTGTGTCTGCTCTTGATAGATTTAACGCAAAAGCATCCACAGGTTCTTCACGTTCGTTGTCAAACAGATAACATATGTGACCCTCATAGGTATCAGATAATAAACCTGTTTTTAATTCTTGCAAGGTCTTTGGTGACCTATAAGTGATTGTTCGTCTAGTACCACTATAATCGGCATGGATGCGATATGTATTCACTTTAGCCCTCCTGTACGATTTTAAACCATTCTTTGTAAAAATTGTCTTCGACTGTTCCAATGAACACTTTTTCACGAAAGTCGGATATAACAATTTTTTCCACCGTAGATTGTTTTACTTTTGTCGGAGGTGTAGTCTTAATATCATTATATAATACTTGTGCTTCGACTTCAACTTGAGTGCCACTTGGTAATAACGCTGATAATTCATCCACAGTAAAATCAGTAGTGTGATACCATTTGTTTGGCTGTAGTGTAGCTTCATTAATTAATTCCAAGTTTTTCTCGGCGGCGAACCATCCGCAATTACACTCAACACCGTCCCTCTCATGTGTACCAATCCAACCAAAACGATTATCGTCTAATTCTACGACATAATCCTCTGGGAAGTTAACACCCTCCATTGGTAATCTAACGATTGTACCTGTGTAATCGTTGTATTTAATAATTACACGGTCGCCAATGTTAAACTTTGGTTTTGGCTGCACTTTTGGTTCATCTGGGTCAACTGTTGTATAGTCAAAAGATTTAATCTGAAGTGGAACTGTTGGTTGTTCTGGTGGTTCTTCTAGGATGTCCACCAGCTTGTCAGCACATAATTTAAACTGAGGTAAGTCTAGTGGTTTATCTTCTAATAGAGCCTGTAAGATGTAACCTCTGAGATATGCAACGTAATCAGCTTTTGTGAAATTCTCTTCGATAATGCTTAAGTAATTCATATGTTTTCCTCCTGTTAAAAACGTGTAATATAAACCTCGAACCAATCATTTGTTCTGCCAGACTCGGCTACCGAGATTATATCTTTTAATGTTTCAATCGATGCCTGATAAATAACCATCTCAGTCTTATTACTTGAATAAGACTGCTGTTTTTCTTGTGCATCGTGCAACCATTGGTGTAAGAACGGAATATCTACCTTATGCTCCATACTATTCCAATCAAGGTGTTCATTTGCATATTGTTCTACCTCTGAGATAAGAAAAGCATAATGCAAGTATGGACATCGCCTGTTTTTACTAAAGATGTAAACCTCCATATATCCTCCTGTTAATTAATTTGAGTATATATTACTTTATACCCAGTATCAATATATTTTTTAATCTGACATAACTGCTCTATTTGGTTAGGGAATATCAATGGGTCTCTTGGGTTAGCTAATGGACTGCGAGTTAATGTTCCATCATCATAAGCCTGCAACAAACGTGCCACCAAAGAGCCATCAATGATGTATTCCTCGTTTGGTTGAAAGTCACGAAGATTATCTCTGAAAAAACCTCCGACATTTCTGTTGTAAATACTAAAGTGTGACACAGGGATAACTCTGTGGTTTACAAACACATAAAACTCGTTATATAATCCCATTAGTAGTCCTCCTGTGTTATTTACCGCATGCTAATATGAATACTGTTAAGGCGACACTCATTAGCATTAATGTGATAGTCGTTTCCAAAGAAACATATCTTGTGTTATACTCAAAGCCACCAATAACATGAACTGCTTTTTGTTGAATGGCTGCGTTCGCCCACTCATTGTTGAACTTTTGCCATGAAATATCCCATCTAGCATCACTCAGCTTATCTTTTGTTTCTTTTAAGTCATGTTGCAAGTCTTTAATATAGGCATCCTTGGCGATAATCACTTGGTTTTGTTCTTCGATTGTTTTATGTAACTGTTGTATGTCCAAGTTAAACCTCCTGTAATCTCTTACATAACTCTTCTACAACGGATTGTAACACTTGTATGTTATTATACATATGAGTACCGCTATAGCAATAAACACTTCCATACTCAATATAAACATCAAACACGAATGTTTCATTGACAAAGATAGATACATCCACCTCCGACAATACATCTCCATAGCAATCTCTAATGTCACGTTCTGTCACAAGAGATATATCCCCCATGCGAACCAACTGAGGGTAATCCAATTTTTCCAACAGTTGTATAATCTGCTCGCTAAGGTGTTGTTTATCATTTGATAATTCCATCGTTTTCATCAACCTTTTCTACCAATAAGTATTCAATATCTGCAAAAGCTAAGAGTTGTAAAAAGTACATTGGTTCTTCTTTTGTGTACAAAGTCTGTAATTTTTTATTGGCTTGTTTAAAAGCGATTTTATACATTATAATACCTCCTGTTCTAAATGGGTTTCAAACAATTTCAAAAACTGTAGTTCCGCATTTGGGTCGTCACATTGGTCGGTATCATACATTATTTGGTCTTCTAAAGTTAGTAATGATAGTCCATACGCATATGTAGTTAACTCGCCGTTATTGCGAATAAACATTAGCTTTGTATATGGTCTAATTTCGCCAAAGAGAGACATGTTATGCGTATACATAATCATGTGACCTTGTGGCAACGTCACGGAGTATGTAGAATACATTTGTTTATGTTCATCTCCTAGATAGCTATAGATATTTTCAATTGTTGTGTCGATTTGTTTTAATAATTGTTTACGTTTCAATGGTTTTTCCTCCTGTTATGAAATCAAATTTTTAACTCAAAGATTGTATTTTTGTGTTGAAACGACTTCAATAATTGGTCTTCATATGTGTCAATGATTGTTTGTCTTGCATCTTTTAGTGCATCCCTGATAGTCTCAAGTTGGTCTATTGTATATTCTTGAGTGTCACACAACCTGTACACTTTAGAGTGTATATCTTTATGCAGTAAAACCGAATTATCAACATTAGAGATATACCAATCATTTTCCAAATATATCGTACCACAGAACTGTAATATCTGCAACAAGTTATCTGAATCAAACTTAACGGAAATCTTTGGTTGTCCATTAGACCAGCATTGTCTCATGGTTGTCACAATTAAATCTGGCACATTATCAGACCAGAACTGATTGCGACCCAAAGCAATGCCATTAAGTTTCATAGGTAATGTCTTTGGGATGATAACATCTGCACCATATTGATTGATACTGCTATAGACGATTTGTTGAGACATATACTCATTGAAAATGTCTGTCTCAGGCTGCACAGGGTTTAATCTCAAGTATGTTACTTCCATTATTTCTGCTCCTGTGACTCTACATGTGGTTTCTCATGTTTATCAGCGAGTGTTAAACACTTGTCGCACACGGTCTCCAACTGCTTTCTTACCAAAGTAACCGCTTGGTCTAATTCTTTAATTACTTGTTTGACACACTTCAGGTCTTCTTTTGTAAGTTGGTCGGTGTCTGCATTTGGTAACAACAATGTAATATCTTGAATGGTTTTAATGGTTTTCCATTCGGCAATCTGTTGTTGCAACATATCGAATGACAACGTACGTTCACCAACAGCATTTAAAATCTCTTGATACATTGAATATCGTAAATGATTCAATACTACATTGTCTTCTTTGTGAAAGTTAATGTTATCTGCCATACGGTCAATATACAGCGTGAGTGGATAACCTGCCATAGAATTTACTAAGATGTCTTTATTACTCATTCCAACCTCCGTTTTCTAATTCGTAATCAATTTCTAATTGTCTTTGCTCGGCGTATAACCGACTATAGTACTTTTGTTTACACGTTGATGTGCAAAACCGCTGATTATGACTTTTAGGTGTAAACCAACGTCCGCAACAATCGCATTGTTTCATATGTTTTCTTCGTTCGGCTTCACGTTGATAAAACCCAATCAGAAAATCTTCTGGTATCGCTGGATGTGGTCTGCCGTCAAAACAAGATTTCCCCTGTAAGAACTCTGGTAGTTTAGACATATGTCCACCTCCTGTTATAACTCAAATGTTTTTCGTTGTGTTTTATCTTTATAGCCACGGTTTTGAACCAATGCAGCTTCATAGTTGCTGATAAAGGCACGTAGATTGATATATACATAACCTTTGCCAGATGCAACAGCATCTTCCATTAATTGATGAGTCAATGTATTGAACATTTTAGACATCATGACTGCATCAATTTCAGATACAGGAATATTGATTGTCATGTTCGACAATTCGTTGTCCAAGATGATAATTCGAGCCTGTTTGGCATCGAATGTGAAAGTCTTTACGAAAGTAGTGTTTGTGTCTAAAGATAACTTAAATAGCATAATTATTTCTCCTGTTCATTTTGTTCATTTAATTCATTTCTAATAATGTCACGCACCATTGCACAATACCATGCACAGTATGGGTCGTATAATAATTTGGCTTGTTCTTGCCATAATTCTTGTAATTGTTCTTTAGTTTTCTTTGGCTGTTGTGCCTGTTTTAATAACTTACGACCAGCTTTGATTGACTTGGTTATCCTTTTTAGTTCTTTTTCTGTTGGTTGCAACTACATCACCACCAAGTTTTCTTCCAAAGCCACGCTCAAGGCGAATGCTGCACTATCGCAATCCCAATTAATAGCGTTGTGGATTAATCTTCTTGCCGATTGTTGCTCTTGCGGTGTCAAGCGAATACCATCTTGTGTTGCTGCCTTAATGGTTCGCACTCGCTCGTCACAATTTCTTCTAATTTCATTTCTTGGGTTCACTTTTTGTTCCTCCTGTAATAATAAAACCCCAGACTGTTTAATGTTTAACAAGTGTTTTTCTTACCTGTTGATTACATTATATCAGTTGGGGTTTTGTGTGTCAACAACTTTTTTACAAAATTTTGACTTTTTTATATTATTGTGTATTCTTGCATTAAGTCAGCCACAGAAATCCATCTGTAGCCTGCACCAATGGTATTATATATTTGTACAAACACGGTATCAATATCTTTATCAACACGCATGTCGCAACCAACCAAATGAGTCGCACCGTCTTTATTACATACGTGTCTATTCATGTATTGAACTGCGGATACTACTTGTTTATCAATGTCCATGTAGTTTTCTTTGGCATTTCCCATGGCTTGGAATATCTGATTAGTGTCGTAATGACCTATGTATGTAAACTCGCTGGTAATGGAATATAATGAGTCGAAAGAGCCATCGTCATACATAATGTAATATTCGCCATCTGTATCTATACGAAAGATGATGATTGTATATCCATTATCATCTATATATATGTCTCCAACCGTTGGAGAGTGTCTATCCATTATCCTTGACCTCCTGTTCTAGTGTGTCATAAAATTGTTCCAAGAATTGGTCTACTTGATTGATTTCAAACCCAGTGTAAACATGATGTTCATAATCGACAAAACCCTCTGGGTGGTCTTCCCATGAACACTCATACACAACTCGACCGTCTTTCAATCGTATCACAAACGCCTTATACATGAGTGTTAATGTTGCGTATTCATCATATGCGACCTCTTGGTTAAGAACGATTGTAAATTGCTTGTCGGTGTAATCATATGAGGAACCGTTTGTACCAATTAGTTGAAACATATGCATAATATCAAACATTGTTAAACACCTGTAGTCTTTCTTTAAGTGCTTGTAGTAGTAAATGTAAGTTGGTCTCACAACAGTAGACAATCTTATGGTTTACAATCTCGCTTTTAAAGATGGTTGTTACAATAAAGTGTCCGCCTTTGGTTAATGAGATTGTGCGATACGTTTTTAGTGTTTCTTTGTAAATCAATGTTGGTTTATCATTGTAGAGAAATACGTCACCAACATGTAATTCTTTTTCTTGCATGGTCACACCTCGTAGTCTTCCTCGTAGTCTGGTTCTTCTTCCTGAATAGCTTCAACGGTTATTTCTTCAATAGAACCACTAGCATCATATTCGTAAGATGTTACATTGATGTCGAAGTAATCCGCAAGGTCAGATGCAATCTCATATGCTTCTTCTTCGCTAGAAGCAGTAATCCGTGCTTCACCGTAGAATGTGCCACCAAAAGTGACATTATAGACTTTCTCCATTATTTTTCTCCCATGTTAACAAGTGCAGCCACTAATACGCATATCAGGCATACAATAGTAATCTTAACGGCAAACCAAAAGACGGTTGCGGTGACTACCATTGTAACACCTGCGATGCCAATTAAAGCCAATACAAAGGCAACTGCGACAGCCAGCCACGACAGCTTTGCGACAATACTAAGTGCCACAACAGCAATCGCCAACAGGGTAACAAAAAGTGCTTTTATTGTATTCATATGTTTAACTCCATCGTTTAATAATTCGCTCGGATGGTATACACCAAACATTACCGTCAATTTCAGCTTGCACCAAATAGAAGTCATATGTCGGATTATACAGCTTGGTTTCACCAGCCAATTTTTGGTCTTTATCATTTAAAAACTCCACGATTGTACCATCTTTAATTGTTTCCATTTTCTAGCTCCTTGCGGACAGGTGTCTTTGGTTTCTTTTTATGTGTTGTAAAGTCGCAAGACACCTCTTTGCAGGACTCACACATGCCCAGCGTTTGTAAATTCACCAAAGATGGATACAAGTAATTCAAGCGTTCAAAAATCGCTCGTGCCACTTGTTGGTGTTCCGTAGATGCACGCTTGCATAACCGCTTTGGTAAATACTCCATCCATGCTCGTAAAGAACCACTCACAGTCATTGTCACATTGGTTGCCAATGGCAATACATAAGATGCAACTTGGTATGGAACACCTGCTTCAACCAAACGGCGATATTCAAGAATTTGGTTCTCAATCAATTTATTCATAAGTTGACCCATATCGTCTGTAATCTCTGGATGTTCCGTGGAATTAAACCATGTGGCATCTCCAAAGTCTGTACCTCGTGTTGATTTCACGGTAAAAGACAAGTGTCTGTGTCGTGTAATCTGTGCAAGACATTTCTGTGACATTTCAATATCGAATGTTACCAGCGTATGTTCAAGTAAAGACAAATGTCCACTAGAGGTGGCTCGAATTAATGCATCCTCGGTTAATTCTTTACCATAGCATTGACCCATGGCATGAGTCGCTGTATTAAGTGGTGTGTAATTCTGTAGTTCAACCTGCATATAGTACCTCCGTTAAAACATTTGAATTGTAAACCATGTTGCCATGACAATGTTGAAAATCGTAAGACCAAAGCACCAAGCCTTAAGCCATAAGATTGAACGCTTGTTTTTCTGTATCTCACAGTTAATCGCACGAAACTTCAGTCTATTATCAATATTTGTGTCTCGAACCATTAGAATGGTATCATCTAAAGTTCTGCGTAATTCTTTGATACTGCGTGTGTTTGATAACGAGCGTTGGTTAGCTGCGGTTTGACCGCTCACAAGCAAGTCAATCGCATGTGTCCGCTGTTTAACCTTGGTTTCTATTTGTAAGTATTTGTCTTGTATCTTCTTTAGATAGCTCATTATTTCTCCTATTAGCGGTAAACAACGGCATAATCGGCAGTACCACCATTAGCAAGACCGACTGTAAATACGGTGTGAAAACACCAGCCATCTTCAAATAGTTCATTCAATTGTTTTTCTGCGGTACTAAGAGTATGCGTATGTAGTAGAAAACATTTGTATTCTGTTGCGTGTTTTAATTGCATATTTTTTCTCCTGTTATACCGTCAACCAATAAATCAACGAACCGACATTAATCACGAGAACCGCAATTAAATACCAAAAGATTTGTTTGTGTGTTCTGTTCACTTGACTCTGTAAGTCGTTAACTCTAGTCGTTAACAGGTCGATACGTTCGGTGTGCATTTGTCCAACTTTCAATAACGTTGAAGTAGAATTATGTAGACTAGAGATTGAATCTTGTTGAACATCTTGTTTTTTTGAAAGAACCTCGATTTGTTTATGGTGTTCATTAATAGTACTTGAGTACTCACCTAGCTGTAATGTCGTTGTTTGTAATACCTCATTATTTTTACCAACATTCTTTGCCAATGTTCCCATCGTTTCGTGTGTGCGTTGGTAAGCATCCATTAGTTCTGCCATGTGTTATTTCTCCTGTGTGATATGATAAAAACAATAGTGTGACCCATAGTCAATCGTGATACCCAACGGATTATGCATGATGCGATAATACGGCGGTGTAAAGCCATTGTAATGCCACCAGTCTTTAATCGCCTGTAATGCATCGGCTTCGGTCTCAAATAGACCATGGTGTTTCATTTCGTATGTTCGTGTGTCTTGCCACTCAAGTCTGTACATTAGTCTATCTCCACAAGTTGTTGTAAATATAAGCAATTCGGTAATAGTGTTGACAAGTGAATATAATCATCTATACCACCGACCTGTTTCCATCCTGTTAATTCAATCATATCTTGCCAATACACGGTATCAGTAAGGTTTAACTGTATGCCAGTTGGAGAGAATTTTTTACCGTTGACTCGTAAAACAACTCCTCTATCAATAATACCTTTAAGGAAAACAAACTTTTGTTTGGCTATGAGTTGTTGGTTTTCAACAAAAGTCTTAATTTGTTGCCTTACAAGCGTGTTCGCTACATAGTCAGTCACCAATATTAAAGGTTTGATGCCAATGAACTTTTTACGAGACACTAAAGAGTACATATCTTTGAACTGTAGATTGTTACATTGGATGTCATATACAATACAATGCTTTGGGTCAATAGATATAGACTCAATAAACATATATATTTTAGAGGTTGCACCACTACGGTATATTTGTCGTTCGACAACAAGGTCTCCATATATAAACATTATTCCTCCTGTAACTGAGATACAATACTTCTTAGTAATGTGCTATTTGGTTTTAAAACACTGAGGGTGGCACAATAGCGTTTTCTACTGTTGTCACGAGTTCTAATACCAATAAACTCAATTAGGTCTTCCCAATTATGTGACTCGTTGTCTCCAATAGTGACATAATCCACCTGTAATTTGCTATCGGATAAGTCAACAGTACAACCCTCCAAAGACTTGAATAAGTGTAAATGTTTCTCAGCGGTCGGCAATGCTTTGCGATATAGTTCAAAGATTTTAAACTCATAGGCTTCACTTAATGCATTAATACCGCTTTCTACATCAACTGTATGTCTGTGGGAATAATATTTATCGACAGGCTTTAATGGTCTACTGTCGATGGCTTCAAAAATATCATGTCTTGGATTGTAAACAATACATTCTGCCCCATGTGCATAGTTTAGAAATACCACTGGTCTACCAAATACATCTTCACATAACTCACCTGCTATAAATTTACTCATTTGTTTCCTCCTGTGCATTAAAAATCCGCTCTTTGGCAACATCATAATACATTGGGTCTAACTCAATACCAATGAAATCACGACCCAATTCAACGGCTGCAACACCTGTTGTACCAGAACCCATAAATGGGTCAACAATGGTATATTCTTTTGGTAGAACACCGATAATATTTTTCATCACCTGTAATGGCATCTGACATGGATGCACCGTTTTTTCTGCTGAGGTGTTCTTAACGATATTAATGTTCCACCAATCGTAAATCGGTGTGCCTTTAGAGCCGTTTTCAATCAACCGTTTAATCCGTTTATCATTTGGGTTCTTGTACGGTTGTAACACCTGTTTAAAGTCTGGTGTTACACCAAAGAACGCAATGTCTCTGTGCTGTTTACGGTTATTTGTATTATATACCCATGATACCACTTTAGTTGGTGGTCTGTCAATATCAATCGCAAGTTGATATAGCTGTTCTGGATAATGGATAACGACAGATGGATGTGATGGGTTAAACACTTGTTGTAACATCTTTCTGTAATCTCCATCGCTCATTCTGTCGTGGTAACCATTGTAATGATACCCAATGTTAAACGGAGGGTCTGACACAATAATATATGGCTTGTTTTCCGCCTGTAGTTGGGTTTCGATGGGTTGTAATATGTTTCGACAATCGCATTGATGTAGCTCAATCATCATAGTCTTCCTCGAATAACATTTTTGCAATTTCTTCATCATAACTAAAGCCAAGTAGCCTTAAGATGTCGTCTTTGTCTTTTTCAGTAAAGTCTCTATGACCGTTTAGTTTGAGAGACAAATTTGTGAGACTGATTCCTAATAGGGATGCAACTTTACCGACACCTAAATTACGGTCTTTAAACATTCCTCGCAACATTGTGTGTCGTTCTTGGTATCGTGTTCCAATGTCTACTTTGAGTCGTGCAAGGTATGTTTTGACATCTTCAATATCTTTAAAAGTGTCATCTTCTAATACATTTTGCAACTTTGACAGCAACA